GATGCTGTGGTGATATTGTTTGTTAGGACGGTCCCGAAAGTTTCAGTAGCGCTTCCGCCGCCTCCTCCGCCGCCGCCGACGAAGGCACCAAGCATAGTTGTGACTAATGACATTACTGTAAGCTCCTCGCAACACTTAAAATGACCCTTTGAGCACCCTCAGCACTACCGGAAACGAATCTTAAAAATCGCACACCAACAAAATCGCCCGGATTGACAACATAGAACCGGCTGGCTGCAACGGTTACGCTGTATTCGGTATTAGCGGTGTTATAAAGTGATGTGTAAGTATCACCGTTTGGGCTGCCTTCGAATGTTATTGAGGTGCCGGTGAATGCCGCTGGCATTTGAAAACCACACAAGCCCTGCGCCCGCAAATCGATGATGTCGCTTGTGGTTTGGCCGCTCTCAATCGTGATGGCATTAACCACGTAGTCGCTGCCCAGGCCGCCGCCGTTGACTAAATATGGCATTATTTTTTGCTCCTTTTGGATTTCTTGGCTCTTTTTTCTTCCGATTTCTCAGTAACTCCAAGCACTACCCCGTATTTACCAGGATTTTGAAGAACCTTAGATACAGCCGCCTCTACATTTGCCACGCTTTTAAGGGATGGCTTTTTGGCATAACTTAGCCGGACCAGCGCATTCCTTCCGATTTTTGTATTGAGAAGGGCTTTTGCAGCCACCCACCCTAAAGCGGCTTGCGGGGCAATACCTGCCTTAAGTGCCCCAAAAGCGGCAATCAACGGATAATTCTGAACCCCTGTCATTGGCGGCCGTGCCGAAGTGGCTTTCTCAATCGCCCGCATCATCTTGGTCAGTCCTTTTAGCTCCTTGCCGGCCTCTCCTTTAAAGAAAACTGCGCGAGAGGATTCGAGCTTCTCGAGCTCTGTTGCAAACTTGGCGGGGGAAAATTCTCCCTTGGCGTCAAAAGCTTTATCAGTGGCTCGCTTAATCATGTCATAGCGGACCGCTGCCCGACCTTTATCATCCAAAGCATTGTAAAATTTTTGCGCTCTTCCGGTGCCAACACCCCCTTCTTTGCCGGCAGTATTGGTAAACATTCGCGCAATTTCATCGGGGTTGGTTTCGGATTTTAGAGCCCTTGCAAGCTGTCTGTCTTTGAAGGGAACCACATTGTCTTTATAGTACTTGTCGGCCTTTTCCCAAGCGACTTTTAGTTCCGGATTTTTGGTCGTTGCAAAGTCACTTAAAACCTTGTTCAAGGATTGTTCAACGGCGCTCAGTGCTGCCACACCCTCTCTTCCAACCAAGGCATTAGGGCCGCTCATATAGTTTGAGATTTTACTGTTGAGACCGCTGCGTGCCCGCCGTGCGTCTCTGAACGATAAGTCGTTACTTAAGTCGGCTCTCAAGTCTTTCAAAGCCGTTATTTCTGCCGCATTGGTTTTCTTCAAAACGGACAAATCTTTGATGTGATTATCAATGACTGCACGGGTGGGCTCAAAGCTAACAGGGCCCAAGCCTTCGGCAAGCCTCTCAACGTTGTCGTAAAGTCGGTCTGCCGTGAGCTTGTTTTGCATCAATTTAACGTTACCAGATGTTTTGAGGACCTTGTTCCAGTCTTCTCCCGCATCTAATACATCTTCAAGTATTTGCTGCGCTGCCCGTGCACGTTTGCCGCCACTGTCCGCAATTTTTTGAATCTTCTCGAGGCCGTCTGCACCCCCAAAATTCTCAGTAATCATTTCAGACATTTGCTTCTCAAGGAGTTCCCGCGCAACGTCTCCGGCTTTCTCCATTTGAGAGCCCCGGTCAAACGTTTTAAACAACTCTGCTTTGCGGGCAACCGTGTCGGCCATAGACCCTGGTTTGGTTAAATCTGATGGCGAAACGGGTACGCCTGTTCTCTCGGCGGTTTCTATCACCTCAAGAATCTCAGGGGGAACAGTTTGCCCTAGCTTTCCAGGGGTTCCTTTTGCTGAATCAAAACCTTTTTTAACAAGCTGGCCTGCCTCACCAAGCACTTTGGGTGCTCCAGCCAGTCCTGCCAGTGTAACCGGGTTAACATTAGATGCCGCGCCAAGTAGCCCAAACTTTCCGGCTTGAAGCAGCGGCCCACCAGGGACCGCCCATGCCGGCGCTTCGCCAAGGCCTTGTAAAAGGACGTCGCCCCACTGCTCTTCTGTTAACCTCGATGGCATCGAAGCGCCAGAAGCTTTAAGTATATCTTCTTGCTCTGCCGTTAATTTTGGCAAAAGCGAATCCAGAGCGGCTCTAAGGTCCGTTTCATCTCTGGGAAGAGCCTCAGCTGCCTCTTTGCTGATGATGCCCTTTTCCGCCAAATAGCGTGCTACGGTAGAAGGTGCATTAGCGATGCCTTGTCCAAGCCCGGCTGCTCCCGTAAGCAGGTTTCGCCCCACTCGAGAGGGGTCAGTCAAAACTTGTTTGAGCGCTCCAGGGGTTTCTTTTGCAACCTCTGTGACGAGTCCGACGGCTGCGCCTGGAATGGCTTCAACACCAGCCCCAACATCACGCAAAATGCCGCCAGCGCCTTTCTGGTAGCTTGGGACAAAATTAATCCGGCTATAGAACTCATCCCTCGACATTTTATCGGCATAATGCTTGTCAAAAAGACGATTAGCCAGTGTTTCGTCTGGGATGTCCGCATACATGGGATACTGTTTCCGGAAATCATCCAATGTTGCCATTTTATTCCCCTAATAGGTTTAGTGGGTCAGCCGCTGCTTCTTTCGGTTTCTTCTCGGGTTTCTTTTTGTCTTTTCGCGCTGCTTGGCGATACGTTTCGCCTTCAGCCTCAAGCAATCTCTTGATTTCCAAGAAGTTCTTTTTGGCGGCTTCCGGAGACAAGTTGTAAGCAGTTGGGTTAACAAGCTTTTCAATTTTATCCATCATCTTCGGAGAAATTGACGCACCATAAAACTGTCTAACTTGGTCTGCCAGCAGCTCAGATTGTGCTTTTGCTGTTTGATACCGCTCATAATTTTCGGTGCCTGGCAGCGGGGTTACTGCGCCATAACCTCGTTGAAAGGTCCCAAGAAGCCCAGAATACTGCGTCAAATCATCGGGGTTAATCGCTTCCAATGTCTTTTCAATGTTCTCGGCTGACAATAACTTAGAGGTTGTTGCGCCATCAACTTTTTCGGGCTTCTCGAGCAATATTTTTTGAGCTGCTCCCAAGTCACCTGCATTGAGGGCAATCTGAGCACGACGAGCTGTTTCATCATCGAGCGCTTGAGCGTCAGCCACGGCTCCAGGCTCACCGGATATCAATTTTTGGAAGTACTCCAGCTGTTTTTGCTTCTGCTCTTGTGTCGCTTGAGCCGCCGCTTGAGCCACGCCAAACTTCTGTTCTTCAAGCGCCATACCTCTTTCAGCCAATCCCATTTTCTGTTCTTGCATTCGACGTTGTTGCTCAGCCTGTTCAGCCTGCTGCATGCCCAGCAACCCAGCCCCCAAAGCCTGCCCAAAAGGGGCGCGCCTTCCGTACTGGTCATATGGGGCAGACAGCAATCCTTGGGCTAAACCCATGGCCTGCGGAGAGCCCAAGAATTTCGATAAAAGTGCGCCATAATTTTGTTCATTTGCCGCCATTTACATGCCCCCCAGTGCGCCTGTTTGGCCGATTAATTGTTGAATCAATTGGTCTCGCAAACGGCTCATGTTGTCACGCATTTCAGGTGCCTGTTGACCGTACCCGAAGCCGCTAAAACTATCGGGTAAATTTGGCAAGCCTGGTGCCATTCCAGCAAAGTCAGTTGGGATTTCTTGACCCATCATTTGCGGCATGTAAACATCGGGCTCCATCGGCAATTGACCCAGTCCTTGCAAGTACTCAGAGCCCGCAACTGGCCGCTCCATTGGGTTCACATTTTGCGCCTGCATCTGGCCCATGAGTGCCTGTAACATTTGTGGGTCTAACCCGTCCAATAATCCTGGCATTATAAAAATCCTCCTAGCAATCCGCCTCCAACACCCCCAATGACCGAACCTATGGGGCCAAACATTCCTCCCAGTTGTGCACCACCAAGTGCACCGCCTAAAGCACCTTGAACGCCACCCGATTGCCTGCGCGGAATGGGTATGGTTTGGGTTGTTTCTCCCCCATAGCCGCCACTAACCATCGCCAAATATTCTCTTAGGCGTGCCCGTGGGTCCTGAAGTCTTTGCTGCTCAATGGCCTCTCTTTCGCTTCCAATGGCCCCGAGCCGCGCAATATCAGCATAGTCGGCTTCAGCTGCTTGTGGGGCAAACAGCATGGCCCGAAGCTGGTTTTGTCTCTCTTGCGCAAACTGCTTGGCAAACACGTCCCCTAATGCCTCGGTCATAGCCCGGTGAGACAGTCCGGAACCACCCCTGCCTGCGCGAGCGAACTGTGATTGAACTTGGGGTATAACTTGTCTTTGAGCTGCTTCAACAGCGCGGGTAAATGCCGGACCCCCGTAGAGCTGTTCACCGGCCAAAGTCGAGCGCAATTGCTCTTGCATTTGCCGCATAACAGGAGAGCCAGCACGAGCCCTAGCTTCTCCCATTTCGAGGGCCTCTATTGACCGTGGGTCTGGCTCTACAAAACCTGGGATGTCCACCTGTTCTTTCGCCCGCTTAAATATCTCTTGCAAGTGTGCTCGCTGCGGACCCCAAGGCTGCGATGTTTGGGTTGTTGTTTGTACCTGGGGAGACCTGCCGCCTTTGGCGTAAAAAACATCATGCTCTGAGACGTTTTTCAAGCGCCCTTTTTTGAAATGTAACCCCGAATCTTTTATCTCAAATTCCGGATTTAAAATAACCAATGTCATCATAACTTTAACCTCATCACCGTGTGTGTTTTTTCAAAACCCATCGGCTTCAATTTTTTCTCCCAACCAGCTCGACCAAAGAACTCAATTGAGACAGCATTGTTGTCTCTCGCCCACTGCTTTACTGTACTAAAATGTGGCGCAATATCTGCGTCAAAATCCCCGCAGCTTAGAAATGGAACACCCAAAACTTTTGCGCAAGGGTACTGCAATAACTCTGTCACAAAACAACCGATAACCTGGCTTTCATTATAGACCACCCACAGCTTATAATTCTCGCGCTGAATCTGCTCGAAAATTACGCTCAAATCATACTTCCCGTCTGCATGCTCCAATGCTGCTTCAAGGAAGGGTTTGACCGACTGCCAAGCATCGACCAGCAGGTCAGTTTCAATCGGAAAAATGTAGCTCATCCCAATATCACAAACTGAAAAGTTTTATCGGTGTTGGCGTCGTTTGTGTGCGTCAACGTGAATCGATTATTCGTCGCATCCACCGTTGACAAAAACATCGCGCCATCTGCAAAATTGGCCGCTGCATTGGCCGTTTTTGGGTAATAAACAATCACCGAATTTGGCGTTATCAAACCAGGTGCGGTTACCACCATTGTAGAAGCTGTATTGGCACCCAAAGTGAATGTGCCAAGTGAATTCATTTTACCCCTAAGCGAGTTGTTTGCGGTGTTTCTAACCTTTGTTGCCCACTCGTTAATATTCGTCGAATTGTAGGTGGGGACACCCTCAAAATAGGTGGTTGTGAATATGGCTGTCTTTGTAGTTGCCATTAGCGTCGTCCAACCTTTGATTGCTGCATCAAATTAATTCCATACGCATACTCAAAACCGCTCTCAATCTTGATGAACGCTCGGTGAAAACGCGCATTGTTTCGGATGTTTGCAAAGCCTGAGGCGTTGAGTGTCACGGTTCCAGAGAACGATGCGCTGACATCTTGATCGTTTCTGCCAGAAAGCGCCATCGTGATCGTCGCGTTCCCTCTTGGTCGCTCAATAAACGGCCGAACCAGGCTGATAGAGGTTCTGGCTTCTGGATTTAATTGAAACTCGCCGGTCTCAAGGTAGGCGTCGATGTAATCAGTATTCGATTGCGCCTCAAATGCCGACAAATCATTGTTCGTGTCCATGACACCCAGCAGCTTATTAAGACCCGCCCAAACACGAGAGTCTAAACTATATGGCAGGGCATCAATGCTTGAACTTACGTTATCCAAACCTTCCAGCGTATAAGAAATCGCAAGCTCGCTTCCAAGCACATAATGGTCGATATTTGTTGTCCCAGCCTCCGCATCACGTGTATTTGTTCGGAGGACACTCCAGCGCGTTTGAGAAGTGGGAGAATAGTTGTAAAACAAGATAACATCGCTCACCCCAACCGGGTCAGCATTCACACTGGGATACGACCAGGCGATGATTTGCTTTTCAGGATAATGTGCCGCATTAACACGCTCAACATAGCTTCTGTCGAAGGCAATCGGACCCGAGCTCGCAAAGAAGCTCTCGTTAATTTTACCCTCGCCAATCGGAATGGATTGACGCCCATCAAACGCATAAAAACCATCGCTCGCGAGATACGCCACCGTGTCGCCAATCGGGATAATCGAACCCGGCGCATAAGCCCCCCTGTCATGCTCAACCAGGTCAAACTGGAAGACCAAAGGAGAACCAACATAGGTCATTCTGGTGATGGCAAATTCTTGGAAAATAAGTCCGTAGTCACCCCCGACAACGCCCGTAATCCACCCAAAATTGTTTCGCAAATTCTGCTTGTCTGATTGCGTTGTTGGACTCACCGTCCAGGCTGTAATGTCGTCAAACCCAGACCACTGAACACGCTGTGGCTGCTCGTTATCAACCGCATCATCCAAGTTCCCCAGAACCAAAAAATCTTTCACGATGCCAACGTAACGCGCCTTTGGCGGAGAACCACCCAAATTGGCAAAATTAGCACCCCCGAGTGTGTTCACCTGCACCGCATCTGTGAAGTTTGTCGCAACGACCTGATTGCCCCATTGCGCAAACTCCCAGCGCTCTGTGGAACCGGTAGAATAACCACCCCCGACAGATACATCCGTCCAACCGTTGTTATTCAATTGATACAGCTTCGAGGCATTCCCAACATAGGTGTATGTGGTGCCCTGAGTGGCCAGGTCGCGAGCAGAGAATAAACCCTGTGCCCTGGCATCAATTTGAGAGGTCGTGAGGGCGTGCAATCCCGGAATCGGGGCATATCCCTTGTCTTCCGGTAAAACGCCTTCAGCGCGTGTTAAACCGTCGTTTAAAAGGGGCGGCAAATCGGGCTTGTATTCCCCCAAAAATTTCATGGCGGCTCCTAAAATTTAGTTGCTCTAATCTCACCGTGGCGGCCAATAAAATTCTGGGTAACCAGACGACAATTTTTCAGCGCTTCGTCTCTTGCCATTCGACACTTTTGTGCCATCTCAACATCCAAAATGATGTTGTTGTAAATCTGATATTCGGCTTCCATTTCGATTAGAATTTCGGCCTCTGGGTTGGTGGTGAAATCGTTGGTATCGCCATCTGCAGACAAGTCCGCATAATACTTCTCATACCAGATTTCGACCGCGTAGATTTGGTCCGGAATGGGGTAAAACCACAGCTGCGAATCAAACCAAGAATACGACAATGGCAAACCAGGATTGTCGTTCACATTGCGACGAACCACCTGGTCAATTGAACGCTGGTCCACTTCGTAATAAGTGCCCCCATTATCGCGCAAATAAAAGTCGCCAGCCGTGCTGTTGTAAACAATCGTTACAATCTGATTGGCCAGCAAATCACCTTCCTGTAGCGCAACACCATTGGGGCGAGTTATATCAACTGCACCAACACTGTCTATATCCACCGTTGAGGCCCCAGTATTGGCATTGGCTACTTTGAAGGTAAAAGTATCGCCATTACTATAACTAGATGTGGCGGGACTCGTTGAAAACGCATAAGCATCGGCGGAACCGGTGTCCGTATTAATCGTGTCAGTGTTTTGGTTCAGCCGAACAAAATTAACAATTCTAATATCGGTTGGAAGCCCATCGGCACTGTCGTAATACTGCTGGTTTATCGCTGTTGAAAAATTCAATTTTTTGGCCGAAAACCACATGGGTTCCCGCGCGTATTTTCGAATCGCCCGATTGATTTCCCGGTTAACTTGAGTTGTTAAATCTGTGCGATTTAAATCATCCTCAATCTTGTCCCGCATTTGCAAATACGTGCTCATTGCTCATCCTTGTGCTTGGTTCTCATATGCGAACTCAAACCAGATTTGGTCTTAAAGGTTTTGCCGCAAATAATGCATATAAATAATTGCTTGGGCTCATCAGGCGCTACCGAGGCGGATTCCCGCCTAACTTCAGGCGCTTCCGAATTTACCGCCTCATTGATTTTTTCAGCATTTTCGACAGACTCAGGCGCTTCCGCCTTAACGACCGCCTCCCTGGCTTTTTCAGCCTTTTCGAGGGCGGCCTTCTTTTCGTCTGCTTTTTGCTGCTCTAACAACCAGTCACGCTTGGCTCTTAGGTAATTGGCCCTAACCTGCTGCGCCCGCCGATTTCTGCGATTGATGTTCAAGTTTTTGCTCCTCTTCCATGATCCGTGCCAACTTGTATTTTGGCATCAACACGCCCTTGTGTTTTGCTGCATGAACAGAAGACCCCATCAGCTCCTTCCATGTCGCCGCAGAGTTCATCATTCTGTGCTCATCCAGCCAAACCCCGGCATGCTCACTATCTTCGGTTTCTTTGAAGCAGGGCACACCCTGAGTATAGTGTATAAGCGACGCATCATTGCGGGGGGCATCGTAACCAACCAAGTGATTCCAATGGCTTGGTAGCTCGCCAATTCTGGCCTCTTCTTCAACCCATGAAATGCAATGTAAACGTTCTGCTTCTTCAACGTATTTCGGTACCAGCTTTTGACATCTGGCGTTATTAAAAAGCATCACAGAAGCCCACTCAAAACGCTTTTGGTTTTTGACAACCATCACGTCATATTTGTCGTCTGCGTAATCAAATAATTTCGCGATATCATCGATTACAATCATGTCCAAATCGAGGAACAAAGACCACCCCTTGAACCCACACAAATACGGCGCTAAAAAACGCGAATAAGTGAAAGGGGTTAGTCCCGTTCTCTTGAGGGGAAGCTGCTTCAACACAAGAGGAGTGATTGAAACGGGTTTGCTCGATCTAGCATAAATGCTCTGCTGCAACACATTCAAAGAAATGGGCTGCCGATGGTCATATCCGATAAAGATTTTAAGTGGGGTCAATGCTTCCATGAAAACTCCAAAAAACTACTAAATACTACTTGGCATCTGTCCCTGCAGTCTTGCCACCAGCAACCCATGAGGTGCGGTCTTTGGGGCGCATGCAGTCCTGTGACAATGCTTTTTTACTGCTTGATAAACGGCCAACGTTTGCATTCTTCATGCTGCCTTTAGCCATCATTTTTGCGTCATTTTCAACGCCATATTTGCTATGTTTCATGAGGTACCCTCCGTGGTATCTGGTTTTTCAATTGAAAAGCCGGGGCGTTTCACTCCAGCTACTAAGTATTCTAGCACAGGTCGCTCATTGCTGTGCTTTTTGCCGATATTCGCCGAAAATGTAATCAATTCGAATCTTGGCAATAATGCACCCAACCAAAAGATTTCATTTTCCTGAATCAAGTGAGCGTTGCGACCATCTGCCAGTTTTTTAGCAGCCGGACCATTGTGAATCACCAAGAAAACACCCTTGTTACAAAGCGACCAAATGTCATTCAAAACATCATCCAAACAGCTCGGTTCAATGTGCTCTAACACATCCGTACACACCACCAAATCAGCCGGGTTCGGACGGCTGGAGTGCTTTTCAATTGCTGGATCGTATTGCTGAATATCAAACGGCATATTGGCCCCCAAGGTGCCCTTGCCGCAGCCATAATCTAGAACGCTTTGAGTGCCCATCCCTTCGGCTAAACTGAGCACATGATTGGCCCACTTTGAGCCATAAGAACCGTAGTCTTTTCTGTCACTGTGAAGCTGTTGATTGAGTGTTCTATATTCGTCTGAAATTAACATATGTTGACCTCTATAAATTGAATTCTTTTTTAACCATCTTGATGGCTTCGTCCATCACGTATCCCCACCCCGCATGCTCTTTCTGCCAGATGTTGGAGACACTCGAATACCAGGGCATATCGTCGCCATACACACCCATTTGCCAGATGTAATTGTAAGGGCAAAGCTGGAAGGTTCTCACATCCATAGCACCCGCCAAATGAACGATAGATTGCGGCACAGAAATGATGCAATCAAGCTTGGAAATCATTGCCGAAGTTAAGTCGTAATCATCGATTTCTTTTTGCCAATGATGAATGGTGTTGCCCGTTTTTTCTTCGTATAAATCGACATCCAAACGACCATTATCATCGTACTGAAGCGAGATAAAATTGGCGTCTATTTCATCAAATAATTTATCGAAAAATTTCATGGGGAGATGGCGGAAAGTTTTGTGGCTCCCATCGGTTCCCCCTTTCCAAGACAGCCCAATGTTGAGCTTCTTTTTGGGGAGTTTTTCGAACCGGTGAGCAACCGCTTTAACTTCGTTTTCATCCGCTTTTAAATACGGTTTGCCAGGGAAGTCTTCGGCATTTTTTCGGAAATGTTTTGCGAGCGAGCCAAGGGGGATTTTGTACTCGGCATCATAACGGCAGCACCAAGCCAATTGGTGATCTTTTCGAGTCCCGTAACAATCAATTCCCAGATTCGCGAACGCTCTTCTAAACATTCGATACAACCGCGGGTGACAATCATAAACAACCTTTTTCGACACCTTTGCTAAATCGGGCAATATGGTCGCAAACATGAGCTCATCGCCAATGCCCTGTTCACCGTACACCACGACGGTTTTATCGTGCTGACCGTCCCAGAATGGCGTCTCAGGTGCGCCTTCAACGTGAGCCTTGTAATGCCGACCCTGTTTCCTGGTTAAGCGCCGGTCTCCGAACTCATATTCGTAAAAACCAGTCTCATAATCGCCCAATTCTAAGCAAGCAAGCGCCTTGTTCCAGTGCGCGTTTGTGCAGTCAGGATTAACCTCTAACGCTTCATTTAAGTACCGGAGAGCTTCATTAGGTGAATGCATCCCAACGTAAGCAGACCCAATATTAGAAAGATAGTCAGATAGAAGGCTATCAGCTCGCCCCTTAGCATCTTTCTTGAACTTCTCGGTACGCCCAATTTCAACGGCCTTTTTAAAAGCCTCAATCGCTTTATCCTGAAATCCCAACTTGCGATAAGAGCCGCCAACATTATTAATGGCTTCCGAAAAATCTTTCGCCTGTGCACACGCTGCTTCATAAAAAATAATCGAAAGACCGTGGTCTTCCATCTTCGAGTGATAAGCACCCCACAAATACAAAACGAAATGATTCCAAGGGGTCTTGTTGATAAGCAATTTTAGACGCGGTAATGCCTCGTCCAATCTATCTATTTTGATGGCGTCATGCGCTTCCAGCATGAGCTCATTTAAATCCGTGTAAGCCATACTTCTACATCCTGTAATAGCGTTACACAGATGATGACAAAAAGCACAGGTGGACGCAACTCAGGTCGAGGTCCGTTAACCTGAGCTACATCCAAAAGGTTTGCTAATTAAGCGTTGCCGTTTAACGTATAAGTTACGTTGATTGCAAGCTCAATAGCTGATGTTGCGGTTCCTGGAGTCGCACCACAGTACACTTTCGCGTATCTCGTGACCTGGCTGTCAGGGCAAGAAACAGTGAAAGGTAAAGCACCCCCAAGTGGGGTTACGGTGTAAGCAGAACCGATGGTGACCTGGCTGGCAAACCGAGAAATGGTTGTTGAACCTGTGGTCACTTCAATTCCGATATCAACCGGACAAGTAGCAGCACCAGAAGACCCTTGATACACGATTTCTGTGATTTGAGCTCCGTGAGGTACTTTAACCATTTGCACAGTCAAAGCATTCGCAGATGCTGTAATCGTCGCACCAGTGTATGTGAAGTCAGTGGCTTTCGAGATAAGTCCTGTGTGCGGAGTTGTGATGGGCACCGCAGACATTGCTGTAGCTGTAGAATTAGTCGTCATGATTACACTCCTCCATTTGCTAAGGCTGTAGTGTAGATGGTGATAACACCATTATCCTGACTATTGAACTGACACTTTTTCAAGCCCCAAATCATACCAGCTGAGACACCAAGTTGGTTACCATAATCAAACAGCTCTTGAGTCCAGCTAACTTTGCGTCCTTCGTTGTCTTGCCCGAAAGCCAAAGTTGCAGCTTGAGCACCACACATAACCGCGCGATAAGCGTTATTGCTATCAACTGGGATACGTGGAGATTCGTGCATGATAACCCCGTTGTACAAGCCTAAAGAGCCTGTGAAGATTGGGTTACCGGTGATTTCACCACCTTGCAACGCTGCTTGCTGAATGTCGAACCATTGGCCAGCACTGGTGTTTGTTCTCATTGCCGATACTTGGTATGGGTGTAAGAACAACACGAAGTATTCGCTGCCGTTGATTAAGATTGGGCGCAGTGGGAAACCACTACCAGCCGCGTTGTTGTTCAACTTAGCTTGCTCTAACGCGTAGTCAATCATTGTGATGTCGAACACGTTACTTGCTGTTGCACCAGAAGACACAACAGAGGCTGTGGTTGAACTGTTGGCTAGCACAACGTTGGTTGGTGCAACTGGGGTGTTGTTACCAGCTTGGCGAGTATCAGCAGTTGTGATACCACAAAGTTGGTTGAATCCGCCCAAGTCGAAAACACCAGCATACCAGTCAGACAATGCTTTTTGTTGCTGTTCAAGCACTGAGAAAGGAACACGTTGCTCGCTCATTTTACCGCTAGAGCGGACAGCATTTCTTAACTGGTCGATGAACAAATTGTCTGTATAGACATTCATTTGCTCTTCATTGCCCTCAAGCGTGCTGTCGCCTTGGATACCAAGAGCACTTAACTGAGCGCGTAATTGAACGGTGATTCTGTCTCCGGGACCTTTTTCTGTGTCGTCCAAGACTTGAATCATAGAGGAATCGTCCTCACCCATAAATCTATACAGCCAAGTTTGGCGTAGCGCCTCAGAGAATAATCGACGCGACCAGAGCTTGACGGCATTATCGGAGCCACTGCCCCATCCTGTAGTTGCCATAGTCAAATTCCTTTTAACTAAAAGTAAGTTACATATAGTATACCGTTTTTTTGCTCGGTCAGCTGTTCGAATTTAACGCATTCGGAGGCGGAGACGTGAGTGAGTCTTCTCACGGTTATGGTAAATATAGCAGATATTGGGGAATGGACAAAGTGAGTTCAAACGATATAGTTGGAGCTATACCGTTTGATATTGCGTGTGTTTGCGCACAGCCAAGACTCAATATTCTCGAGCTTCGGGAAGAGATTTAGAGAGTCGCCCAGGCTCGCGGGGAGCCTGGACTAGGCATTGGTTTACGTTAACCCGAACTCTATTGGCTGGTCAACCCTAGTAGTTCATGTAGTTGCGGTCTTTTTTTGCCTGACTCTTCATCTGAGAGAAATATTTGTCGAACTCATCATCGCTCATTTGGTCAATCATGCTGGCGTCTAGCTTGCTTGTGACGCTTTTAGATTTGGCGTTTGATAATGACTTGGCGTTTTTGAGCCCTTTCTCGACAGATTCGAGCTTAGAGGTTTGCGGGGCAGTCTTTTCGGGCACGGCATTCGGCGAATAACCCCGCGCGACCGCCATCTGGTATAAACGTTCTGCTGGATTCACGCCATCTTGCCACGCCCGAGACGCCAATGCTACCTCATCTTCTTGCAACATTCTAGAAGCTTCTTGAGCGGTATATCCGGCTGCTGTGTATTCTGTCATGCGTGAGCTTTCCAAGAACCGGTAAGCGTCTGAAAAGTCGGCCTGCTCTTGCGCAAACTCGTTGGCTTGCTGCTGGTAAGCAGACACGAATTGGCTCATTTGCTGTGCGCGTTTTTGCTCTTCTTCAACCCGTTTTTGATGCTCTTGTTGTTGCTTAACCGTGCGTTCGAGATTTTCGAATTGATGGGCATAGTAGCCCATGGGGTCTTCGTCTTTGTCCGGTATCTGAACCTCAGGTTGTGCTGGGGCTCGTACGTGGCTCGCCAATTGGTCGAGTTGCTGCTTAAGCGCTTGGGTTTGCTCTTGCTGCTCACG